CTTCGCCATGCCAAGCGAATACCGCTGGCAGTTGACCTTCTTCTGCCCATTCCACACACGGTAGTCATGGAAGCCCTTGACATTGCCACGGTACCACTTCTGCCACTCCTCCACCCGAGTATACCAGCTCTCCTCGATTGTGGTATACCCCAGCTCTTTCAGTTTAGTCGTTACGTCCAATTAACTGCCCCTCCTGTTGTCTTTATGTCCTGCCGCCTCAAGCGCCTTATAATATGGCTCTATGCAAATTCCCACCTGTATCCATTGCTTGTTTTTCTTTTGCCCGCGCAACAATGTGAAATATGCTGGCGTGAATAACCGCCTTTTTCTCCTGCTTCTGTTGCGCTTCTCCACTCTCTTATCAGCTTGCCATTAAGCGTTATTTGTTTTATTCGCTTTGATATACGCTGAGTGGGGCAATTTTTCCCGTGGTTGTTGTTATACTTGACAGAACACCATTCCAAATTCTCAACGGTGTTATTTTCCTTGTGTTCATCTTTATGATTTATTTGTGGCAAGTTTTTGGGATTTGGAAGAAATGCAACAGCTACAAGACGATGAACATATACCCGTTTGTGCACACCATTTTTGCACAATTGTACGCTGTGATATCCGTTTTTTACATTTACGTTATGATTTAATACTTTTCCATTTCTTCTTACATTTCCGGCATCAGATATCTCATAAAGTCCCTCATATCCGGCAACATCTTTCCATAACTCCATGTTTACCCCCTATGCCCGGCAGCTTCTAACATCTTGTAATATCCCTCTATGCTGTATTCCCACGCGTCCAAGCTATCAATGTCGCTTGTCCCATCATCAAGCCGCGTATCAACGGCCTTGCTATCATCATACACCGCCGAGCTGAATGCGTCAATAAGATGCGGACAGTCCTTCGTCACGAATAGCCGCCCCTGCGCCATCAAAAGCAGTGTAAGCTTGATACGGTCGTTGATAGGCATCTTCAGCGCATTCTTCACTTGCGTCCTCAGCCCCTGCGTCCGGGCCGTGTTATACAGCCCGCGTATAAGTATCTGCTCGGCGCTGTCGGCTCTTGTAATGCCGCTGCCCCATTTCTTAGTGCATCGTTCTATAAACGCCGCGTACCGCTTGTTGAGGTCGTCCGGGTCAACGCTTTCCTTCTTATGGTCGATGTATTCTTCTTCCAACGCTATGACGACATACTGCGCTGTAATGCCCGTACACTGAAATTTCGTCGCGCTCCCCGTGCCGCCAAAGTCCACGCCGAAGCTGATGTATTGAAAATGGGTATCGTGTTCTTTTAACCACTTCTCGGCATCGGTAACTAAATACTTACTCGTGTTGTCGGCGAAGCATTGATAAATAAGCCCTTCAGCAATGCAACGCTGTCCGAGGATATCGCGCCTATACCATACGCTTGACGGGTCGTACTGGCTCTTTATCTCAGCTTTTCTTTGCTCTGATATACTAAGATTATCATCAATAGTAAAGTGTTGATATTGATACCCGCCAATGTAGCTGTCTTTATAAGCATCGATATAGTTTTCATAGATCGAATGATGAGGGTTACAGGGGTTTAAGTCCCACAGCACGAGCGGATCAAGTGCCGCCGCTTGACGGCCAAAAGCAACCTTGATAAAACTTGTGCGGCTGTCCTCGTTATCGTAATGCTCGTTAATTTCTGTCGCAATCCATAAACCATATGAGTTTCCGAGAATGCGCTTGTAACTGTCAGACTTCCCACCGCCAGCAAAGACAACAATCTTTTCCCCTGTCTGCGTATATAAAAACAAGGCTTCATTGTCCCTATACTTTCCCCACTTGCACCGACCGCGAAATAGGTTTTCAAGCCCGAAGCCATTACATACGCCTATATTAAGCTTAGCGTTGCCTATCGTACTGCCGCTTGCAAGATGTATCTTGTCCCTGCACTTTTCTAAATACATGGCGGCGATAATACAATGGTCTATGGTCTTGCCGGAACGGATAGCACCCTCCGCCACATTCATCTTGTTGTTGGCCGCGTTTCGTATATATGCCTTGTGCTTCTCCGAAAACTCCGCATATGGGATCGTAGCTGTCTTACTCATTCTCTTTAAGCATTTCTGCCAGCGGCGTTAAGTCCTCAACATCGCCGCTCTTTGTTGCGATAACCGTCCATTTATCGATAATCGTACCCAGCGCCGTTGTAATTTCAGTTGCAGTTTTCGCGTTTTCCAGCCTGTCGGGGAGGGCGTTTAACCCTACGTCGATGATGTTGCAAACCCGCTGCCGCTGTTCCTCCATATAGGCGAGTATGTCGGCGGTGTTTTGTTCCTTTTTTTTGCGGATATTTTCGGAGAACTCGGGCATTTCTTCAACGACGCGCTTCACGGTATGATGAGATACGCCGTTAATCTTTGCAGTCGCGGTATAGCTTTCAAGATTAGCGTAGTCAGCTACTATTTTCTTCTTTTGCCTGTCGGTTAGCCGCGAAGCCATTTTATCACCTACACCTTCTCCCTCACTTCCCCCAGCGGCACCCTCTGTATGCTATTCGCCCTCAGATCATGCAAGACCGCAATATGGTTTACCTTGCCGTCAGAACAGAAAGTCAACTCATAGCCCTGCGGATAATACTCGATCCCGCGATATACTACCCGCAGCCGTGCCGGGACGTGCTCCGGGACGTCAAACGTTCCTCTTTTCCTTATCATAGCACACTCCCGGCACATAGACAAGTACCTGCTGCGCTCGATCATCCTGCCCGGTCTCTCCGTCTCTGCCGGGCAGCCGTCGCCCGCTCTTGCTTTGCGCGTATGTATTGCCGCTCGGCCTCTGTGTACTCGCGCATATCCTGCCTGGCCTTGGCATAGACGGTCCGCTCGAGCTCATTTTCGCTCCAAATCTCCACGCGCCGTCCGGTCTCCAACGCTCTGACGGCCTTGCGCGCCGAGGACGTCACCAGCAGCGGCCGCCGGGAACGGCAATCCATCACCAGGAACGTGTTGTAAGTCGCCATCACTCGCCCTCCTCTGCCGGAATGATGGTGTGCAGTTCGTTGATATATCGCAATTTCTTTGTCCGGCAGCGGGTGGACACCTTCACAGGAGAGACCACTAAGGCCTTCGGGTTCCAAACGTCGATCAAGACCAGACCGCTTATTATCGACGGCCTCTCCGGCTCCTCCGTGCCGTCCAGCGTCACGCCGGTCGCGTCCGCGAACTCCTCGACGGCTTCGTGGAGGTACGCCCACACTTTCCTGAGCTCCAGCCTACGCTCCTTCTCGTAAAAGAGCGCCGCCTCGATGCCGCTGATTTTGCCGAGCATCCGAACGTCCTCCTCTTTGCCGCCCTCCACGAGCTCGTAGCTGCGGGTCTCCTCCGGGGTGAGCTCCCGGTCGTACTCGATGTAGCCCCACACCTCGCGGCCCGCGTCCCTGACGTACTGCCTGTCCTCGTAGTTGTGGATTTCATGCGCCTCGGCGCGGGGATAGGTGCCGGGGCCGACAGGCCTGTGCGTGCTGTAGTATCGCTTCATGGCGTTTCCTCCTCCATTCCTTCCGTGATGAAATTGATGGTGTTCCGCATGACGCGGTTATTGTGCTCCGTCTGTTGCTCGATGACGCGCTCCAAGGTGCTGTTTCCTTTGTCTGCCTCCTCCGAATCTTCTCCCACGAGAGAGCCGTCTTTTGAGCATCGCTCCCAAGCGTCTACGGCTTCTTTCCTCGTGTTCCATCCCCAAACTCTGACGCTTCCTAATCTTTCTGCGGGGTATCTGTGGCATTCTCCGCATTCGATGTGCCACCAGCCGCAGAATCTTTCAATCTTCGGTCTTCCTCCGCAAACGCAGCTCGGAAGGTCTCTAAGCGGTTTCCTGTCTCCGCTCATGTCTTCTATCCCTCCTCTGCCCGTTTCCCGGCGATCTCTCCGCCACAGGCGACATACCCGGCGGCGTCAACAAAGCTGTCCTCCGTGGCCGTGCCGCTGCGGATACGCGCCACCTTGAGCAGTGTCATCATCATGGCAACATCAAGCGCGGTAAACGGCTGCCCGTAGTAGGCGCTCCAAAGATCTGCGATGATCCGAAAGTTGTCCTCCGGGGAGCCGTAGTCCTGCTCCCGCTGACCGCAAACGCACTGCTTCGCGGTGTCAAGGATCTCAGGTCTGGTCATGCTTTCTTCTCCTCCCCTCCTCTGCCTCACTTGCTTCCCATTCCCACAAGCTCGCCTGGCCCCTTTCTTCCGTGTCCATGCCCAGCAGGGCTTTTTCCCGGTCACTCAGCTCCCAGACCTCACCGCGATCAGCGGCAACGGCAGCGGCAGCGGCAGCGGCAGCGACAGCGGCAGCGGCAGCGGCAGCGACAGCGGCAGCGGCAGCGGCAGCGGCAGGTCTCAGGAGATACCCGCCGCCGAAAATCGTCTTGCGGGCCTCCCGCTGGGCGTCCAGGGCGTCCACATAGATACACTCCTCCGGCATGACGGCGAAGTTTACTCCGTACTTCGCCCATTTCTGGCACAGCGCCGCCGTGATCACCTCCGGCGGATAGCTGTACTTCGGCATTGTCTTCACCATGGCGGCCTGCACAGCCTTGTTTGCCGCTTCCACGGCCCGGTATAGATCCGGCGCGCAGCGCACCTGCGCCGTGTCCAGGTTGGTGATAAAGCTGGTGGCGACATTGGCCCCGTTGGCATAGGTGATACTGACGCCGCAGGGCAGATAGCATACCCGCTGCTCCGGGGCCGTGAACAGCGTGAGCGCCGGCGCGAAGATGAAAAAGCGCACCCCCGCCGCGCAGTAAAAGCGGACGATCTGGGCGACGATAGAGAATGGCGGATTGTCCACCACCACGTCCTCATAGCCGTACTCCATAGCCTGATAGTCCCCGCCGGGCCAGAACGGGCGCACGAACTTGTCCCGCTCCAAGCCGTATTCCGCCGCCACCCATGCCGCGATTGCATTATAAACTGGCTCCGGGGTATAGCAATCGTCGGTGGTTAGCTTGGGCTTGAACTTGTCCACAAAGGCGGCATAGTTCTCCGCCTCTACGTTATAAAAACCGATCTGCTCCGCCATCACTCGCCCTCCTCTACGGGAAATCGTCTTACGTTTGCCTGTTTCAGCGCATCGTCAAGGCACTCGATGAACCAGCGCATTGCCTTTTCGTCGTTGAACGATGCAACCTTGTATTGGCAGTTTTCGCCCTCAAAGCTGACCGCCATGACGGGCTTCTTCCTCATGGGGTAATTCTCGCAGAAATAAATTGTCATTGGTGGGATGACTAACTTGTAACTGCTCATCATTCGCCCTCCTCTGCTGGGATGATGGTAGGAGCCATATGAATTTGTTCTTTTGTGTAGCTAACAAAATCGTCGATAAATATATCATACTCCGTATCAGTTTCCAGCGCATCTGCATCAATCAACCTCCCATGCGGAACAGGTGGTAGCCACCCTATCTGCCAGAAGCGAAACAGCACATTGTCGATTACTGCCATTTCATCTGGACTCGTCTCGATGTTCGTGCTTTCTATCAGCTTTTTCTTATACGCCGCTATAACTTCAAAGCGGTTATCAGTACATACTTCGCTCATTTTTCCTCCTTCACTTCTTTTGCTCTATCTCGCACTCTGGGTGCCCTGGATCAATCCGACGACGCCGTCACGCTCCGCCGGCGTCATGCCCTTGGTCAGCCCCTCCGCCATGATGGCCCGGACGTCCCACGCCGCGCAGAAGTGATACATGGTAATCGCCGGGCCCGGCTTTCTGTTTTTAGCTTTCATTTCTTCCTGTTCCTCCTCCGGCTCTGTTTTTTCATCCTGACCGCGGCGTGCTTCTTCTTGTGCTGGTTTTTCGGCTCCTTGTCGGGCCCTCGGCCCTTGCACCTGCCGACGCCGGTGATCCTGTTGGGCTCCACGACGGGCGCGGAGAGGTCGATCCCGCCGATGTTGCTGTATGGAATGTATTCAGCCGCCAAGAATACGACCATGCCAATATACATACCATGCACCGTAATATGCCCGGTTGCCCCCAAGAAAATAGAAACAACGGCGAACACACCAAGATAAATAAATTTCATGTTTCCTCCTTCGGCGACTGCGGGAGCGGCATCCAGTGAGTGACAGGCAGTTCCATCATGCCGTGGTATTCTGCCTCTCGCCACTTACCGCCCCCAATATAAACACCCACACGCCGTAACCCGTCGGGATAATCAATTGCGGGTTGATACGTCATTACCTTTGTCCACTCCTCCGGCGGCTGCTCCTCCACGCTTGTCCAGTGGGGCAGTGGCATATACAACGCCTGTTCCAACCGCCTCTGTAGTTCCTCAATGGCATCGGCGGCTTCACGACAGATGGGACAAATCTGACAGCCCTTATTACGTAGCCGCTTTACAAGTTCCTCATACATGGTCGGCCCTCCTGTTCCATGCCTCTGCGGCCATTTTTTCAGCTTTTTTCTCGCCCATTGTAGCAATACGCCAATCGTCGGTGTCTTTTCCCCAAACGCAAGCGCCGCACTCTAAACAGCGCACATATTTTTGACCAAGATAATTCTGCGCCATATAAGCCGTGCTCCCGCAAAACGGGCAAGGTTTAAGTTTCATCAGCTTTCCTCCCTCCCTTCAACGCGG